AAATGAAAGACAAAGAAAAGGATAAAATGCTAAAAGAAATGTATGAGAACGCAGATGAATGTTTAAGAGAAGAAGGAAGAAAACAAAGAGAGCAGGAGATTTTGAAGATGATTGATTTAGGCATTGATGGAGCAAAGAAAGCTCATGCTAAAGACTCAAGGGGATTAATTTATAGGGCTTGCACATATATTTTAGAAGAATTAAAGGAGAAAATCAAGGGAGAGAAGAAATGAATTGGACTAAAGAAAAAGCAAAATTGAAAGAGAAAACGGACAATGAAAATTATAAAAAGCTCCTCGATGAATTGAAAATTCCTATTATACAACAAGAAAGGGAGGTGAATTAAATGGCATTTTTTGAATCAACAGTTTCAGGCGAGTATATTGATACATTGGCCGATAAAAGTTTTGTTGTGCTGAAAGGGCCTGCTTATGAAGAACAGCCCGATCTTGACAATCCTGATAAGATGAAAAGAAAGCTCAAGATGTTTGTCAGAATTGGCGACGGAAGCGAAAGAGATTACTATCCGAATAAGACATCAGGCAAGACAATGGAGCTGATGTGGGGCGGCAACATGGATAATTGGATAGGAAAGAAATTCCAATGGAATGTTGTACAGCAACAGGTCAGAAAGGAATTGAAAAAGGTTTTATTTGTTATTGAGGAAAAAGTTGAGGAAAACAGCAAAAAAAGAAAGAAAAATAGTCTTTAAAGACGGGTAAGAGCCGAGGGATTTGAACAAATTCTTTTCCCCATTTCCTTCGGCTTTTATTTTTTACAGATTTTATTTAAAATGTTTGTAAATCAAGAGCAATCAAAGAAAGAGAGAAGAAGTAAATACAGGATTGCAAGGAGCTACGGCCTTGATCCTGCGACAGCAAGGGTTTTGAGAGATTGGAAAAGCAATCATTTCAAAAAATTTATTATGAATTATTTAAAAATCAAAAAAAAGGAGGAAGAAAAGAAGGGAGGCATATGATGGAAGGATTTATTGCAGGCGTAATGACGATGTTAGTTTTTATAACATTTCTGATACTTTCGCGGATTTTAGACAGGAGCAGAGTGTAAGATGAGCGTGGAAAGTCTGAAAAGAGTGATGCTCAGGATCAGGGCGATGACAAATGCGGCCAAAATCAAGCGGCCAATCCTGCAAAAAGCAATCATGATTGAATGCGGCACAAGTCCAGCAACTTATTCAAACAACCGCAAAGCATTGATAAAGCTCGGCTGGCTGCGGTCAGAAAGCGGCAATTCTTGGCGAATAACAGGAAAAGATCTAACAGAAGACTTTTGAAAAGTTGAGGAGTTAAGGCGTAATTCGGGCAAAAACGGGCGAATTAGAGTCAGCTTCAGCTCACATCTCGCAGCTCTGCGCTTGCTTTCAGCAGGCAGAGGCGAGGTGAGGAAGCTGTCGATGCGAGGAAAAGAATTTTCAGCAATGATTTGCTTCGCTTAACAAGTTAAGCAAACTTCTGCGTTGCAGAAGTGAAAATTCTTTTTGAATTGGCGAAAGTCAAGCAGGCATAAGCCTGTCGCCTAAGAGCTCTTAGGCAAACTTTCAGCCAATTCAAAGGGGGCTACGCCCCCTTCCGAACCCTTCTTATATAGTCAGCCCCAGCTCACAGCTCTCAGCTCTGCTTCGCAGAGGAGAGGTGAGGGGGCTGTACAATTTATGGCAATGTTTATTTCAATAGAGTCATTGCCAAGCAGAGCCCTGTTTATTTCAATAGAGTCAGGGCTCTGCCATGTTAGTCCGCCGCGCCTGCGGGCGCGGCGGTTTTAAAAATTTAGAGTAAGTCGTGGGTTATTGCTACTACTACTACTACTACTACTACTTACTATATAATAATACTATATAATAATATAAAAGTAGAAAACACAAAGTTTAAATAATTGATATATATAGTAATATGATGGGGATTAAAACAATTTATTTTAAAAACGAAATTGAAGAAAAACTAAAGCAGGAAAAAAATATGTCAGGTTTAATCAACCAGCTTTTAGAAGAACACTATTCTAAAAACAATAAACAATTGACCAAAGAAGAAGTTATCAAGAAAGAAAAAGAAATTGCAATAAAAAAAGAAGAAATTGTTGGAGAGGACAAGTATCTTGAGCAGGCCAAAAAGAATCTGAGTGATGCAGAAAAGATTGAGTTTGAAACAAGTCAGGCCATTGAAAAGAAAAAGCTGGAAAAATTCGCCCGTGTAAAGAAGAACATGGAAGAAATTTATGGCCAGCCAATTAGTGATAAAGATGTTGTTGAGTATTTAGCTCAGCTTGAGTATGGAAAGGTGGCTAATATGTGGGAGTTTTTAGAAAAGTATTTTGGATTTATAAGTGATGAGCAAAACATTGAAGAAGCAACAAAAGAAGAAAATTAATTGTTGATTGCGAGTTTGAAATTTAAATTTGTTAAGTTTTGTCCTGCTTTCGAAATAATTATTTCAAAATTTTTAGAAAATGAAAGAGAAGTTTACGTTAGACAAGTGGCAGGAAGCTGTCCTCAACACAGAAGGCAACATAACAATCAGGGCAGGCAGGCAGGTCGGCAAATCGACAATCATCGCCATCAAGGCGGCTCGATTTGCGTTGGAAAAGGTAGGAACAACAATTTTGGTGATTGCAGCTAGTCAGAGGCAATCATCGCTAATATTTGAGAAGATTAAGTCAGAAATCGATGTTTTGGTTAGTGAAGGCAAGGTAGAGTATCAGGAAGAACCTACATTGACAAAAATAATTCTAAAAAATAAATCAAGAATTTACAGCCTGCCCGCAGGGAAAACAGGATATTTTATCCGAGGATTTTCAATCGACTTATTAATCTGCGATGAAGCTGCATATATTCCTGAAGCTGTTTGGAAATCTGTAATTCCGATGATTGCAGTCAGCCAGAAGAAAAGAGGGTTGGGCTGGATTATTCTTTTGTCAACTCCTTTTGGACGAGGCGGTTATTTTTTTCACTCTTTTACAGATAAAGACTTCAGGCAGTTTCATGTCAGTAGCGAAACCTGCGAAAGAATTCCAAAGGCATTTTTGCTGAAGGAGCGCCAAAGACTCACGAAGCAGGAATATGCTCAGGAGTATCAGGCGGAATTTACCGAGGAATATAATCAGTATTTTTCAACATCTTTAATAAAATCGTGCATGACTTTCATTGATTGGAATTTTGAAAAAGATTTTAATAAAAATCTTTCATATTATTGCGGGGTTGATATTGCCCGTTATGGCGGAGATGAAAATGCATTTGTTATCGCTGAAATGCAGGACAATGGAAATTTAAAAATTGTAAAAGCCCTCACAACATCAAGAGTTTCAATAACAGATACAATCGGAAGAATTATAGATCTTGACAATAAATTTCATTTCAGGCGCGTTTTCATAGATGATGCAGGAGTCGGCGGGGGCTGTTTTGATCTTTTAGAGGAAAAAATTGGCCGCAGAGTCGTCGGATTGAACAATGCAATGAAAAATCTGCGCGGATTGATGAATACAAGAAAAAAAGAGGATTTATATTCCAACGCCCTGATCCTGATGGAAAATCATCGCGTCGAGATGATAAACGATCTCGGACTGCTGAAATCCCTGAAATCAATGACTTTTTCATATTCAAGCGCGGGAAATGTATTGATTGGCGGCGATTATGCGCACATCTGCGAAGCTTTTGTAAGAGCTTGCTGGGCTGTGCAAGAGAAAGGTTTAAAATGTTACATAGCATAGAAAATTAAGGTAAAAAATGGCTGATACAGGAATTTTTTGTACATCAGCAGAGGTATTGCAGAAAGCAGGAGCTAAAGCAAGCGCAACTTCAAAAGCAGAAGCATACACAAATTCTTTCGTGGCACAGGCGGAGTCTTTTATCAATATACTGTGCCATACAAATTATTCTGACACTTACACAACTTTAAACATTGATAAAAAAGCGATTCTCAAAGAGGCAGCGTCAAATCTCGCCGCAATTTATGTCATAAGTTATGATTTTTCAGGATTCACAACAAGAACTGAAGCAGAGGACATGATAAATATTCTCTGGGCTCGATTCCAGCAATGCATTGAGATTTTAAGCGCCTCAACAAATGTAACTTTCCTGAATAATGCTTAAAAAAAAATGAAAAATGTGATGAAAGTTTCAAGCGCGGATTATACCGACATGACTAATGCAGTTGATAATTTCAGCGTCGCTGAAGCTGAAACTGATGAAGCTGAGATTGAATATGTGCCTGAATGGGAGAAATGGTTAGGTTATTACAAGACAATTCCTGAATTGCAGGCCGAGATTGACAAAAAATCAATGTGGAGCATCGGAAAAGGATATGAATGCGATGAAAAAACAAGAAAAATCCTTGAGAGAATCAGGGGAAACGGAAAAGATGATTTTAATTCAATAATTTACAATCAGGACAGGACAAAAACTATCGGCGGAGATTCCTATGCCGAGATTGTGAGAAGCAAAAGAGCAGAGCTGAGAAATCTGAAGCCGCTGAATCCATCTTGCGTAAAAACAAAAACAAATTCTGCGGGAATGATTGTAAAATATATTCTGACAGTTCAAGATTCAAAAGGCATGAAAAAAGAAATTCCTTTTGATCCTGAGGAGATTTTTCATTTAAGCCAGAACAAACTTGGCAGCGATTGTCATGGAATTTCAACAATCGAGAAAATCGAAAACATAATTCTTATGAAAAATGAGGCGATGGCGGACATGAAAATTGTTTTTCATCGTTACGTAAAGCCATTGATTATTGTAAAGGCCGCAACTGATGACCCTGCGGAAATCGCTGCATTGAAAGTGAAACTTGACAAAGCTGTCCAGCTCGGGGAAAATATGATCGTTCCTCTAGACTCGATGGAAATGGACAGAATGGCCATTCCTCAGTATGCAACTTTAGATCCTCTGCCATGGATTAACAGATTGCAGGAATATTTTATCATCGCGGAAGGCGTGCCTGAAGTAATCCTCGGCTATGGAAAGGACACAACAGAGGCATCAGCAAAAATCCTTTATCTTGCGTTCCAGCAGGTTGTTGAATTTAACCAGCTTTATCTTGAAACTCAGATCAGGCTTCAGCTGGGGATTAACTTGGAGTTCAATTTCCCTGAGAATATCGCGCCTGAAATGAAAACAGATATCAGGAAAGAAAGGAATATGAACAATTACAATTCAAACAATAAAATCGAGGCAAAGCCCGAAGCTGTTAAAAAATGAAAATAAAATTCCAGCCGAAAGATTTCATTGCGATAGGCGTCCTGATTGGGTGCTTTTATCTGCTGGCCAAAGGAATCGACAGCTTTATCTCCGCATTGACAGCGTCGATTGTCGCATACTATTTCTCCAAAAGAGTCTATGAGGAGAAAAATAGAAAATAAAAAAACAAAAATGGACAAAATAAAAAAATGGATCAAAAAATTGATGAAAAGATTGGCGAAAATCCTGCATTGCAGGCCATCGAAAAATCTGTTGATGAAAAAGCGAAAGAAGTAATCGAGAAAATCGATGATGCCGAGAAAGCGAGAGCTCTTGACAAGAGAGAAAAGGAGATCCTGGAGATAGAAAAGCGCGTCGATAAAAAAATAGAGGCAGGAAAAAAGCTTATTGAGCAGATGGAAGTTGAGGGAAGAAGCAGAGTCGGAGCTCAGGAAAGCGAGGAAGAAAAATGGAAAAGAGAAACAAAAGCAAAGTATGCAGGCACAGGATTCGATCCAACATGAAAGCAATAATCGACAAGGAAAGCTGGGAAGATGCCAGAAAGGCGGCTCAGGACAGACTCAAGGACGCTGAAATGATAAGACTTCAGTCAGAAATGCTGCTGAAAAGGGCTGAAAAGGAGCTGAAAAAGCTGGAAAAGAAAAACGTTCCTGAATATGTAAAGTAATCGGTGAACCGAAAACTATTTAAATTCTAAATGCTATCTGTTTTTAATTAAAAATGGCCAATGAAGCAATTTGCATTGTAACTCCGAAAATATTAAGGAGCAGAACTATAACCGGAGCAATTGCCAAAGGCACAATTCTTTATTTTTCTGCTGATCCAAATATTGCTGCTGCAAGTTCAGCCGCAGATCAATCTTTTGCAGGAATCGCAATCGAAGAAGTAACAGCCGCAGATTATACGACAGGCGTTACAACCGTGAGCGCGGCAATGGACGGAGTTTGGGATATTAAAGATTCAGGTGCAGGAATGACCTTAGGAACAGCATGCGCAATAGGCGGAGCAAATCTCGCAGTTACAGCAGATGCAGCTGATTTATTGAATGGGGCTTTCCTTGGAATTGTTCAGGAAACAGCGTCGGCAGGAGAAGTATGCAGAGTTGAATTAAGAGGTTATTAAATAAAAATGGCAGACACACTTTCAGAAGCAGATGTAAGATCTCAGCAATGGGACAAAGAAATCAAGGGCTTCGCAGCTAAAAGATATGTAATGAAAGAGCTGGTTATGGAAGTCGCCTCAACTGCATGGACAAATTCATTCTATCAAAAAACAGCAACATCTTTGACAGGCGGAACAGGAAGCGCTATAAAAGGCATTCCTCGAGGAGCAGCTTTTCCTTTCATTGAAAAAGGAGTTACTCTTAAAAATTCAGTAATTTTAAAGCATGGCGGAGAAGGCGTGATTTATTGGGAAGATTTATTAACTTCAAACATCGCGGCTGAGGCAAATGTCATTCAAGATGTTACCGACGCAGTTGTAAATTCAGTTGATTCAGTCATCTATTCAACATTAACAGAAAATGATACTCCTGCAGCAATTAACACTCTTGCAATAGCAGCAGGTTATGAGTGGAACTCTGCAACCGTAAATAATCGTGATCCTGTCCAAAATATTCTCGACGCTATTGCATTGATTTCAGCAGATAGATATCCAATATTAACATCAGGCAGGGGATATCTTGTTGTAAATGAACCTGATTATGCCAAAATTCTTGGAAATGCAAAAGTTTTGAACAATCCTACTTTTAAAGTCGATGTAACTTCAAACGGAAATGTGTCGCAATTATGCGGGCTTAGAGTAAAAGTTTCGCCTGTTGTAACTGCGGGCAATGCTCTTATTGTTCTTGCAAAAACTTGCGGAACATGGAAACAAACAATGGCTCTTACGGTTGAAGTGATTAAAGATCCTTTAAAACAATACACGATCAGAGCTGCGGAAATCGGCGTATGTCAATTAACCGATCCTGAATCAGTCTGCTTAATCACAAATACGAGAGCGTAAAATGGCCTCAGGTGATTCTCCAAAATCTCAACTTGATATTCCTCAGGTTTCTAAAACAATTAAAGCAACTATGGTTGGCCCCGTAGGCACTCTTGTTTATGATGTTACCGCAAACAAACTTTCAATAAAAACTAATTCTGCAACCGCAGTAACAAGCTGGGAGAATATCACTTCGGTGGCTGATGCTTAAAAATGGCGGTTGGCGATTTAACTGTAACAATTGTTGGAACTTATGCTACAATGGCGCTCGCTGTTGCTGCTATGAACGCGGGTAATGATGCTGCTACGACAGATCATCATGATTTATACATTCTTCCAAACAGCCGGGGATCACCGAGCTTTGTTGTTTTGAAATATGTAAGAGCATCTGCTTGATTCTTTTTTATAGAAAAATTTAAATATTTTGAAGCATAGATGGAATTATGGCAATAAAAAATATCTTTAAAAAATTTGGATTATTTACCAAAAGCGGAAGCGGCCGGCTGATTGACGAACCGCCTTTAGAAGATTTATCGAGGGGCTTGATTTCTTTTGATTTTGGGAAAGGTTTTCTATCACTTGGAAAAATAGACCCTTCTTGTTCTCTTGATATTTATGCAGCTGAACCCCTCGCTGACGGAACACAGCTAAACATTTCAGGGCAATCAGACTCAGCTTTTAAAAAAATAACTATTGATAATTTAAAAAGTGATGCACAACTTATAATCGGGGACAATGCTTATTATCAGATGAGTGGGGGGCCGGCTCTGGGCTGGAGAATTTACGGAAGCAATGGAGAGCCGATTTGGATCAACGGTATATGCACACCTACTCAAATAATATCAACCATGTACGCAGGAACAAGCCCCTTTAGAATAACCAGCCCAACCCTGAACACAAACCTTAATTCTGACATGACTGATGGCTATCATTTGAATCAGAATGTTCTGGTTGATTCAGATGTAACCCACAGGAAGCTGATATTAACAGGAAAGTACTCTCCTCCCACAACAGAAAGTTATGAAAATTTTGAGGATGTTAGCGAATGGAATAGGACTACCGGAGATATAACTTGTGATACAACTCACGTTCATTCAGGAACTTATGCAGGAAAGCTAACTATTGGAGCGGATCAATGCCTAGTTTGGAAAGATATAGGCACGGCAACGACTCCATCAAGGATTTCAACATGGTTTTATTGCGCTTCAGGACACAGCAATGCTGATTTGGTCTATTACATTTCAAAGGCAGGCGGAAGCATTACTGACAGATTTGCGAGCTTTTATATGCGAAGCAACAGCCCTTTCCATATTGATGATGATACAGGAAATATTTGCACTTACACTCAAAATCAGTGGAATCATCTTGAACTAAAAAACATAAATTGGAGCGCGAGAACTTATGACGTTTATTTGAATGATGTTTTCAAGGTAACAAGAGATATGACAGGATCTGCTGTTGATTTCGGCTTTTTCAGGCTTGATGATTATCAAAACAATTTCGCTTGGATTGATGATTTTGAATATGATATTGGAACTAATGAAACAAAATACCTCAATCTTGCAGACACGCAAACTCCTACAAATGCTTTCGGAAACAAAGGCGACATATGCTTTGATGCTGACAACATTTATGTCTGCGTCGCTGATAACACTTGGAAGAAGGCAGCGCTTGCGGCGATTTGATATTATTTCTCAGTGGTTAGAAAGATATATAAAGAGTAAGTAAGTAAGTATTCTATGGAAAAAGCTGAGATTGAATTGATAATAAAAAATATTGGAGAAATTCTTATAGAGAAAAAATTGAGCCACTTCGAGATCCTCGGGATTTTAGAGGGTGTGAAATCTTTTTTTGTTTGGCAATATATAAAAGACATGGAGAAAGGAGTCAAATGAAAACCCTGAACATGACTTTCAATGAAAAGACTTTTAATGAGCTGAAAACTTCTAAAAATTTGCTGAGAAAAATCCTGAAATTAAAAAAATTCTCTTGGGAAAATTTCCTGATTTACTGCTCGCTTCAATGGAAAAAATGAAACCCACAACAGACGAGCTGATAGAAGTATTGCCCTTTTCTTTAGGAAGTATAATGTTGCGGGCTCGCCTTGATGTCCTTGAAGAAGAATTAATCCATCTTAAATATTTAAATGAGAATTTTGATATTGGTCTTCTTTGGAGAAATTACCTTACAAAAGAAATCGCAAGGATAAAAAAGGTTTTAAAATGAAAGGCGGGCAAAAGGCATGAAATGAAAGACAAAGAAAAGGATAAAATGCTAAAAGAAATGTATGAGAACGCAGATGAATGTTTAAGAGAAGAAGGAAGAAAACAAAGAGAGCAGGAGATTTTGAAGATGATTGATTTAGGCA